AACATGGAGGTTTTATTGTTTATATTTTTATAAAAATATAATAGACTGTTTAAATGCTACAAAAACTTAATTTTAAACCTGGTTTTAACAAAATGGTCACAGACTCAGGGGGTGAATCTCAATGGGTTGATGGTGACTTTGTTAGATTTAGATATGGTTTACCTGAGAAAATAGGGGGATGGTCTCAACTTACTAATTCTAATAATACTTTACCTGGAGCAGCACGTGCTCAACATGCTTTTACATCTATTGCTGGTGAAAAATACGTAGCAATAGGAACCTCACAGGGTTTATTTTTATATTATGAAGGTAATTTTTTTGACATAACCCCTATTGATAATAATGTTATAACTGGAGCTGATTTTGATGCAACTAGTGGTTCTGCTACAGTTACAGTTAATAAAACATCACATGGTTTATTAGATGGAAGATATGTAACATTTTCATCTGTTACAGTTCCAACAGGTTCTGGATATGCAACAGCAGATTTTACAAATAATACATTTGAAGTTTTAAATAGAACAAATGATACATTTCAAATTACAATGCCATCTAATTCTGCTGGAACTACATCTAGTACCGGTTCAGCTCAAATTGATCCATATGTAGTTGTAGGCCCAACATTTCAAACTGCAGGTTTTGGTTGGGGCACAGCTTCTTGGGGAGGTGCTTCCGGTGTTACATCCACATTAAATGGCGCTTTGTTAGATGACACTGCAGGTACAGGAGGAGTAGGTACTAGTATAACGTTAACCTCCGTTACAAATTTTCCAAATACAGGAGGAACTATTAAAGTTGGTACTGAATATATTTCATACACTGGAATAACTGGAAATGATCTAACCGGCATTACAAGAGCGGTTGCAGGCACTAGGTCTGCTCACTCTGATGGTGCTACAGTTGAATTTTATATTGCATGGGGAGAAGAATCTTTAGTATCTACCGTAATACTTGATCCAGGTTTATGGTCACTAGATAACTTTGGTCAAATATTAACTGCAACTATTCATAATGGTGAAACATTTACATGGAACGCAGGAGCATCAAATGCAAGAACTATTAGAGCAACGGTTATGGCTGGTGCTCCTACTAAAACAAGATTAACTCAAGTATCAGATAGAGATAGACATGTATTTCATTTTGGAACAGAAACAACAATTGGAGACAACACAACCCAAGATCCAATGTTTATTAGATTCAGTGATCAAGAAAATTTTAGCGTATATCAACCAACTGCAACTAATACTGCAGGAACGTTTAGATTAGATAAAGGGAATGAAATTATAGGAGCGGTATCTGGTAAAGATTATACGTTAGTACTAACAGATACTTCAGCATATGTAATTCAATATGTTGGACCACCTTTCACTTTTTCAGTTAGACAAGTAGGTACAAATTGCGGGTTAATTGGACAGAATGCATTAAGCTATTCTAATGGTATTGTCTTTTGGATGTCGGGTGAAGGTGGATTTTTTATGTATGATGGTACGGTTAAAGCCATACCTTGTTTAGTTGAAGACTTTGTGTTTACCACAACAGGAAATAATTTAGGAATTAATTATAGTTCTAGTCAATTAGTTTATGCAGAACATAATACTTTATATAATGAAATTAATTGGTTTTATCCAGCAGCGGGTTCAGAACAACTTAATAGATGTGTAGTATATAATTATGCAGAAAATTTATGGACAACTTCTTCTTTAGCAAGAACTTCTTATTTAGATCAAAGTGTTTTTGATTTACCTTACGCAACTGATTATAATAAAACTGCTTTACCTAATTTTCCAATACAAGGAATAACAGCTAAATATGGTGCATCAACTTACTATGCTCAAGAAACAGGGACCGATCAAGTCAATAGTTCTGGCACAACATCAATCGATGCTTTTATTCAATCTGGAGATTACGATATAACCAATACAAATAATATAGCCAACTTACAAGGAGACGGTGAATTTATTATGTCTATGAAAAGATTTATACCAGATTTTGCAGTTCAAACAGGGGATACTAAAATTACATTACTATTAAACGATTATCCAAACAACTCAGCATCGAGTTCTTCTCTTGGACCCTTTACAGTTAACTCCTCTACTGATAAGGTAGACACTAGAGCTAGAGGAAGACTCCTTGCAATTAAAATAGAAAATGATGCTGTAGGTGAAACTTGGCGTTATGGAACATTAAGAGTAGATATTAAACCCGATGGAAGAAGATAATGGCTAAAGTAACTGCATACATACCTGAACCAAAACAAGAATATGATGTAGAGAATCAAAGACAAATTTTAGAATCTTTGTCTACTTTAAAAGATCAACTTAATTTTTCATATCAAGATGATTTAAGAAAAGAACTAGAAAGATTTACTTGGTATAATTCAAGATTTGGTTGCTAATGAGTGGGTGTAATAATGTCAACACAACAGGTGGAACTAGTCCAGGTACTAGTGATATAGATTTTTTTCTTGCAGTTGCTAAAGGAGATTTTACAGGTTACACAAATGTTTCTAAGTTCGGATCTAATCCAAATATTAAATCATCAGGGTTTGAAACTATTTGGGATGGAAGTAATTTATATCCATGGCCAACAGCTGCAGATACTTTAGATGTTGTAAGTGATGATGCAAACGATGATGACGGAAATACAGGTGCAAGAACTATTGAAATACAAGGTTTAGATTCTTCTTGGAATTTATTAACTGAAACGGTTACTATGAATGGTACAACTACTGTTACCACTTCAGGAAACTTTCTAAGAGTATTTAGAGCAAGAGTAGTCACAGCAGGATCAAGTGAAACTAACGAAGGAACCATCACTATGAGTCATACAACTTCTGGAGATTTACTGGCACAAATTAGTTTCAACACAATTGGACAGGGTCAAACATTAATGGCTTTATATACAATACCTGCAGGTAAAACTGGGTTTATTGTAAATATTAATTTTTCATCTGCAAAAGATAGTGAGCATACATTTAGATTAATGACTAGAGACAATACCGTAACTGACGCTGCATGGAATGCTAAAGAATATGCATCAGCAAGAGGTGGTTTTAATAATTGGAGAAAATTTGCAATCAATAAAGTAACAGAAAAAACTGATATAGATTTTCAAGCAATTGCAAATAATGCATCAGCATGTAATGGAGGATTTGAGTTAATACTCATAGATAACTAATGGCTAATTTTTATAAAAACGCATTCTATGATCCGACAGTAACTACTGTAGTAACAGTTTATACTTGTCCAGCTAATGCAAATGCAATTGTTCAAAATATACAAGTAACTAATGAGTCAGGTAATAAAATAGTTAAAGCTTCTGTTTATGACTCAAATGTAACTACAGCGTTCCAAGTAGCTTATGCTAGTATCACTGGCCCCACTATTTGTAATTTGGCTAAAGGACCTATTATCCTTGAAGAAAATGACACCATAAGACTTGAATCTTCTGACGTTTCTGCTATAAGTGCTACACTATCTATATTAGAAATAAGTAGAGAGGATCAAAATGGATAAAGATATATTAAAAATAGATTGTACGACAGTAGTAGTTCTAAGAAATACTAGAACTAATAAAATATATAAAGACGAAGCAGAGAAGGATGCTGATATAGCTGATCCAAATACAGAAACAGTAGCAGAACATGTTGCTCAAGATTTGACAGTTCATGTATCACCGAAAGGACTAAACGTTTTACAGAAAGTAATGAATCAAAATAATGATAAACCAAAATCCTAGAGGCGGGACAGAGCTTCAATTTGAATATTTAAGAAAACACGTTGATTCTAAATTATTAGATCAAGTACAAATTTGTACATCCGTACCTGAAAAAATTCCATTACATCCCACAAAGTTAAATATACTTTGGCAAAAGAATTCATACGACCAACCTAATTTAGCACCTTGGTTCAAAGATAAATCTAATCATAAAAAATACGATTGGTACGTATTTAATTCACATTGGAATTATGAAAAATTTAGATACTTATTTGATATACCTACTGAGAAATGTTTGGTTATAAAAAATGGTGTAGATAATATAAAATCAAGGGATTTAAATAAAAAGAAAGATAAAATTAAGCTTATATTTCATCCAACACCTTGGAGAGGACTTAATGTTATGTTGGCTACAATGCAACATATTAAAAATCCAAATATAGAATTAGATGTATACTCTTCTACAGAAGTTTATGGTAAAAGTTTTTATGATCAATCTGATCATCTTTATCAAGGTCTTTATGATCAAGCTAAAGCTTTACCTAATGTAAATTATATTGGCTATAAACCTAACGAGTATATAAAAGAAAATTTACATAATTATGATATATTTGCTTATCCTAATATATGGGAAGAAACCTTTTGTATATCGGCTGTAGAGGCTATGGCCGCGGGCCTTTATCTAATCACCACGGACCACGGAGCTTTATATGAAACTTGCGCTGAATTTTCTACTTATATACCATATCAAAAATCTTATGAAAATTTAGCTAAAAATTTTGCTTATGCAATAGAAGCATCAGCAGATAAATTATATACACCAGGTGTACAACAACATTTACAAATGCAAATAGATTACACTAATCAATATTATAGTTGGGTAAAACAATCTAATGCTTGGACTATATTTTTAAAAGGAGCAATAGATGCAAGATCCAAATAAACCTATATGGATAGATTCAGAAAATAAAAAAATTACTACTATAAATTTAGAAGAAGCATTTAAAGATAAAAAGAGTCCTATCAGTATTTATGTTGCAACACCTGTACATAGTGAATGCTCTATTCATTACACACAATCTTTATTAACTTTTCAATTAGCTTGTTTACAACAAAATATAAAAGTTAGTTTTTCTTTATTAAAATCTTCTTTAGTTACTCAAGGTAGAAATTTATGTGTATCTAATTTTATGGAATCAGAAGATTCATACTCTCATTTTTTATTTATAGATTCAGATATTGATTTTGAACCAGAAACTATTTTTAAAATGATTGAAGCTGATAAAGAAGTAATAGCTGCACCTTATCCATTAAAAGCAATCGATTGGGATAAAATTCATAGAAGAGTAAACGCTAAAGAAATGGATGCTGAAATGATGTCTAAGATGGGATTCACTTGGCCTATTAAACTAGAAAATCAAAAAGAAATATCTATTGAAAAAGGTGTAATGCAAGTGTCACATGCTCCAACGGGATGTATGTTAATTAAAAAACAAGTGTTTGAAAAAATGATAAAAGCCTTTCCTAATTTAAAAATAGATCAACCAACCATTGTTAATGGTAAAGAATCTACCAGCCCATACTACTATAATTTTTTTGACACTTATCATGAACCTGAAACTAAAAGGTATTATGGTGAGGACTTTGGTTTCTGTAAAAGATGGACAGATATAGGTGGTAAATGTTATCTATATGTAAAAGATGATATAACTCATGTAGGTGAATATAAATACACTGGGAACCTATTGGTTGACATGAAACAGAACCTTAAAAAGATTGACTAGAGCTTAAAAACCTAGTAAATTAGTTTAATTACAGGTATCATTCCCTGCTCTTTTACATTATAAACTATTAAATTATGGCAATATCAAGAATGCAAATGAACAGACAATTACGAGCGGGAGGCGGTATCATGGATATCACTCCTAGAGAAAACTTTGGTTTAGGAAGTAAATTTAAAAAATTTGTTAGAAAAATTAT